AACCCCTGACATTGCAGTGTCGGGGGTTCTTTCTTTTTGTCACAGGTGTCACATGTCACAGATATTCTTCTTATTCTTTTATTTTTAGGACACATTGAAAAATTACAATGTTTTTTTCTAAATGTTTCAAGTAAAAAGGCATCTGTGACAAGTGACAGTGTGACAAATTATTTTTTACCTTTAATTGCCTGAATCAGCTTTTTGATGCACCAGTACATTCCATAACAAATGGCATAGACCATCCAAAAGCACAGAACCATCATATACCAACATAGTTGGAACATAAAGACGAACATCAGAATGAACAGCATCCAAACAGCATCCAAACAGCATTCTTTTGTGTCAACCGTAGACCTGCACCTAACCGGAACTTTCCGAATCTTCCCATGGTTCTTGAAATACCTACAAACATAATCATTCACCCTTCTTTTTAATATATTTTGAAATTACAGTCAAATCGGACAGTGTGTCAATGGCTTTGGATTTTCCTTGGTCATTCAGTTGTTCAAATAATTGAAGTATTTGAACAGCTTTCTTTCCATACTTCTTTTGCACCGCTTCAATTAGAAGAACTTCTTTTTGCAATTCAAGTTTGGAATTGAATTTTTCATCCCAATCTTTTATTTGTTCATCTGTTGCAGGTTGAGGGTCTACCCCTAATAATTCACATGGACTAACATTGAAAATCTTTGCAAATGCAACCAGTTTGGATTGTGGAAGGTCACTTTTTCCTAATTCAATTTTATTGATTGATGATTTGTGAGAATAACCCATCAGTTCTGCAACTTGTTCTTGGGTCATTCCTCTTTCTTCCCGAAGTGTTTTGATTATTTGACCGGTTGTCATATATACATCACCGCCTTTCTTACTATTATTCTACCCCATTATAGCATAAAATAGAATTAAAATCAACTTTTTTAAAAAATTTTTCTAAAAAGGGGTTGACAATGATTCTAATCGGTGCTATACTGTTGTCATCAGGTAGAAAGACAATCTGCCAAAACACATCACCCAAACATTGAAAGGACTGGTGAATTTAATGAAACTTGAAACATTAAAAGAAAGAATCCAAACCGCAAAGGCAAAGGTTGAGAAGAAGCAAAACACCATACAGGCTTGAAAGAGAGAATAACAAAAAACAGCTTCATCCATTGGTTGAATGGGGATGGGATGAAAAGACCTGCCTTCAATATTGCTATCAAAAAGGCTATGACTGGGAAGGTTTGTATCAATTATTTCATAGGGTTTCCTGTTGGTGCTGTCCTTTACAAAGTCTTTCGGAACTGCGGAAATTAAGAATACATTTCCCTGACCTGTGGGCTGAACTGAAAGACATGGATGAAAGAACATGGCGAACATTCAGGGCTGATTATTCAGTAAAAGAACTTGAAATTAGATTCGATTTTGAGGAAGAAAGAATCAGTCAGGGGTTGAGCATAACAAACAAGGATTTTCGGCAAAAGTTGAAAGAGAAAATCAGAAAGGAAGGCGAAAGAAAAATGACGAATACTTTGAAATTAAGGGCTGCTATTCTTGAAAGCGGTCTGAACCAGGAACAAATTGCAAAGCTGCTTGGAATGACTGTTGCAACCTTCAATTACAAGGTCAACAATAAAAGTGAGTTCAGGGCAAGTGAAATCAAGAAGCTTTGTGAAATTTTGAAAATCACGGATATAGACGCATATTTTTTTGCGGATGAAGTAGAATGACATTCTACCTTTAAGAAAGGAAGGGTTAAACATGAGTTTTTCAGAGCAGTTAAGAAAAGCAATGCTTGAAAGGAATATGTCACAGTCTGAACTTTCGGCATTGACTGGAATCGGCAAATCATCCATCAGTCAGTACATATCAGGAAAGAATGAACCAAAGGACATTGCAATCAAGAAGATTTCAGAAGCACTTGAATGTTCGGTTGCTTTCCTGCAAGGAATCACAGAATGCAGTGATGCAACGCCTGACCCAAACGGTTTGAAGAATGTACCTGTTGAAATGGCAGCAAAGATTCTTGGGAAGTCAAGGCAATTCATCAGGGTTTCGCTGCAAAGAGGAATTGCACCGTTTGGTTTTGCGGTCAAGGTATCAGGTGAAAAGTGGTCTTATCACATATCACCAAAGAAGCTTGAAGAATACATGGGGGTGTAACCCATGCAGCTATTTCCTTACCAACAGCAAACACTTGATGACACAAAGCAGTATAACAGGGTTGCTTATTATCTGGACATGGGGCTTGGAAAAACCTTTGTTGGTTCAGAAAAGATGATTCAGCTTGATTCCAGGGTGAACCTGCTGATTTGTCAAAAATCAAAGATTGATGACTGGATTGACCACTTTGTTCAGTTCTATGAATTACAGCAGAACATGATGATTTACGACTGCACACGGTGGAAAAAGGATGACTGGAAAGCCTTAAAAGCGGATGTGAACCTTGATTCTGACTGGCACAACAAAGACAGATACCTTCTGATAATCAACTATGACCTTGCTTTCAGGCGGTCAGAATTACTTGATTTAAGGCATTTCACGCTGATGCTTGATGAATCTTCACTGATTCAGAATAACACTGCAAAACGCACCAAATTCATTCTGAAAATGCAGCCTGACAATGTGATTCTTCTTTCAGGCACACCAACATCAGGTAAATATGAAAATCTGCTTTCACAGATGCACCTGCTTGGATGGGAAATCAGTGATGAACTGTACAACAGACAATATGTGAATTGGGTGAAGGTTGAATCTGATGGGTTTATTCACAAGGTGATTGATAAGGTTGACCCTTACAGGAATGTTGACCGCTTGAAAAACAAGATGCGTGAACACGGTGCTGTGTTTATGAAATCGGATGAAGTCATTGACCTTCCTGAACAGGTGATGATTCCTGTGATGGTTCGGAAAACCAAAGAGTACAGCAGATTCCGAAATAAAAGTTTGGTCACAGTTCAGGGGGTTGAATTGGTTGGTGACACAAACTTGACCAAACGCTTATACAGCAGGATGCTTTGCGGTCAATACAATTCGGACAAGCTGCAAGCATTCAAAGACTTGGCATCCAGTACACAGGACAGGTTGATTGTGTTCTATAACTTCAATGAAGAATTGAACGAATTGAAACAGATTGCAGCGGAACTGGAAAGACCTATTTCCGAAGTCAACGGAAAGACCAAAGACCTGTTTGCCTATGAGAATGAAGAAGATTCTATCACATTAATTCAATATCAGGCAGGGGCAATGGGCTTGAATCTTCAAAAATCAAACAAGGAAGTGTTTTTCACACTTACTGACAAAAGTGAACTTTTTGAACAAGCAAAGAAAAGAATACACAGAATTGGTCAGAACAAGACCTGCTTCTATTATCTGATGATGTGCCGTAATAGCGTGGAAGAAGCCATTCTTGAAACACTGAACCAAAGAAAGGATTTTACTGATGAACTATTCAACGAATGCGAAAATTAGGCAAAGAAAGGCAAGGCAAAGAAGAATCTTGATTTCCTGGGCAGTGTTTATGGCTTTCGGCATTTTGCTTGGTTTCCTTCTTGGAATGGCAGCTTGGGCAGGTAACAAATCAGATGAAGTACCAATTGTAAGCACAACTTCCATTGAAGCAAGCACAGGTTCAATTGTTATTCCTTCAACACCAATTCCTGAATCAACAAATACGGAATCCACAGAGCCAACAGAAAAGCTTGTCAGCCTTGGTGAATATAAGCTTACCGCTTATTGCCCCTGTGAAATTTGCTGTGGCGTATGGGGAAAGGATAGACCAACAGATGCAGATGGAAACCTGCTTGTTCTAACAGCATCAGGTGCATATGCAGAAGCAGGTGTGACAATTGCAGCAGATACAAGTGTACTTCCCTTTGGAACAGTGGTTTTGATTGATGGTCATGAATACATAGTGCAAGACCGTGGCAGTGCAGTCAAAGGAAATCAAATTGATATTTATTTTGAAAACCATCAAGATGCCGTGGACTTTGGGGTTCAATACAAAGAAATTTTTATAATAGAAAGGGTGGAAGAAAATGATTAAATGCAAAAACGAATGTCCGCTTGGAAAGTTTGAAGGGTGCTGTCATTCATGCCCCGATTATGGAAGCTGTGCGGATGGGTGTTCAGAAGTTCCTGAAAATTGCGGTGAATCCATTCAGGATGAAGAAACAGCATTGGCAGAATTTCAGAATCAGCAGCTTGTAGTTTTGAATCAAATTGCAGAAGTGGTCAATGCCAAAAAGAAGTGTGAGGAACAAGAAAAAGCTTTGAAGGATAAGCTAAAAGAAGCTATGGAAAAGAATGGAATCAAGAAATTTGAATCTGACATTCTGAACATTACTTACATTGCAGCAACCAGTTCTACAAGCATTGACAGTGCAAAGCTGAAAAAGAAATACCCCGACATTGCAAGCGAATGTTCAAAGACTTCTGCAAAATCGGCTTACATCAAAGTTGAAGTGAAAGGCGGTGAAAAGGATGCGTAAATTGAAAAGAGCTATTGCAAGAAAGCGGATGCTGCGTGAAGGTTATTACCACCTGAATAAAAAGCAGTCTGACGGAAGAAGCCCCTTTGCAAAGCATTGGCGTGAATATGTGGGGTGATTCAAATGCCAAAGAGAAGTTGGAAGGTGATTGAATCACATCCAAATTACAAGGTCAGCAGCATGGGTGATGTGCTGAACATCAGAACAGGTCAGATTTTAAACCCCTATGATGACGGAAGCGGTTATCTGCGTGTGAAACTTGATGGAAGATGTGAACGCTTACATATCTTGGTTGCTGTTGCATTCCTGGACAAGCCCGAAGGTAAAGACATAGTGAACCATAAAAGGGGCAAGAAACATGATTGCAGGGCATCACAGCTTGAATGGGTGACACAGCAAGAAAACATTCAACACGCTTGGAACACAGGATTGTGTTCAAGGGGGGGGGGTAAAACGAAATGGCACAAGAAAAACTGTTTGAAAACAAGGTCAAGCGGTGGCTTGAATCGGAAGGTATCTATGCAGCAGGGTGTCCACAGGACAAGAAGCCTGTTCCTGAATGCGGTTGGTACTTGAAGGTTTGGGGCGGTGGTTATCAGAAAAGCGGTATTCCTGACCTGTTGCTTTGCGTGAACGGTATCTTCATCAGTTGCGAACTGAAAAGTGATACTGGAAAGCCTTCTGAATTGCAGAAAAAGAATACCGCTGCAATCAACAATTCACAAGGCATGGGATTGGTTCTTTATCCGAAAGGATTTGAACACTTCAAAAACATAGTGAAAGGAGTGATGCAATGCAGTGGTCACATAGTAGAATTGAATGCTTTGAAAAATGCCCTTTCAAGTACAAGTTGCGATATTATATCAAGTTATTGACCTTACCGCCTGATAATGCAGACAATGCGCTGTTCCTTGGAACGGCACTGCACACAGGGTTGGAAAAGGGTGTTGATGCAGGTATTGAACAATATTTCATGTCATACCCCATCATCACAGATGACCACATCAATGAAGCAATGAAACTTGAAAGCTTGATACCAAGGGCAGCAAAGCTGATTCCCAAAGGGGATTTTGAAGTTAAGATTTCAACGGAAGATTTCATTGGATATATTGACCTTCTTGCACCAGTGACAATGTTCCATGATTCGGAAGTTCCAAATCAATATGACATCTATGACTTCAAGTATTCCAACAATATCAGCAATTACAAGCAGTCAGACCAGTTGCACATATACAAATACTTCTTTGAACAGTTGCATCCTGGCAAAACAATCAGAAACCTTTTCTTCCTGTTCATTCCTAAAATCGGCATCAAGAAGAAAAAGACAGAAGCACTGTCTGACTTCCGAAAGCGGATTCAGGATGAACTTGAAGAAGCTGAACCTTCACTGGTTCAAATTGAGTATGACCAAAGCAAAGTTATTGACTTCCTGCTGAAAGGCAAGCGGTCACAAGAAGCAGCGGAATTTCCGCAAAACACAGGGTATTTGTGCAACTGGTGCGAATATCAAGATTATTGTCAGAAAGGGATTGATTATATGTTACTGCCAAAAAATGAAAGAAGAAACATTGAAAAAGTTGAAAAGAAGGTTGTGTGGCTTTATGGTTCACCGTTCAGCGGAAAGACAACCTTTGCAAACAAATTTCCTGACCCCCTTATGTTGAATACAGACGGAAACATCAAGTTTGTTGATGCACCGTACATCAGCATCAAGGACAAGGTTGAAGCAAACGGAAGAATGTCACCCAAAAGGGTTTTTGCCTGGGCGGTGTTCAAGGATGCGATTGAAGAACTGGAAAAGAAAGAAAATGATTTCAAAACCATCATTGTTGACCTGCTTGAAGATTGCTATGAGCATTGCAGACTTTACATGTATGACCAAATGGGCATCAGCCATGAATCAGATGATTCCTTCCGTGCCTGGGATAAGGTAAGAACAGAATTCCTGTCCACCATGAAACGCCTGATGAATATGGATTATGAAAACATCATCCTTATCAGCCATGAGGACACAAGCAAGGACATCACCAAAAAGGGTGGTGACAAAATCACCGCTATAAAGCCGAACTTGCAGGAAAAGACAGCAAACAAGGTTGCAGGAATGGTTGACATTGTGGCAAGGGTTGTGGCTGATGACAACATCAGAACACTGTCATTCAAGACCAATGAAGTAATCTTTGGCGGTGGCAGATTGACTGTCAGCACAACGGAAATTCCGCTTGATTATGATGCTTTCCTTGCCGTTTATGCGGAAGCAAATGCAAATGCGGTCAAGACCATGCACGGTGAAAAGGTCGAAGGTGCAATCAACGGTTCTTCTTCCACTGGAAGAACAGGCAGAGCATCCAGGACTGTGAAGAACACACCGCCTGAAACAGAAGCTGTTCCTGCACCTACTGATGCGGATGCACCAACAGAAGCTGAATTCTTTCCTGAACCTGTTGAAGGAAGCACAGAAGCAACTTCCAACAATGACGGAACAAAACCTGAATCAGTTGAACAGCCTTCTGCATCCGATTCTGCGAAAAATTCAGAGCAGGAAGCACAGAAGCCTGTCACAAGAACAAGAAAGAAAAGGGGTGAATGATAATGTCAAAGTATGATGAATTGTTCAAGTACATGGAAGCACACAGAAGCATCACTGACCTGAAATGTGCTTCAAAGATGACACCGATTCCCAAAAGTATGCCGAAAGAAAGGGTGACCTTCCTGCGGAAATCCCTGTTTAGACAGTGTATTGACATGCAGTGCAAAAAAAGACCCCGAACTGCAAAAGCTGTTCATTGCTGTTGCAAGGGAACTGCTGTTTGATAAGCTGTTCACGGATTCGGACTTTGAGAACATGGAAGATTTCAAGCCCACAGAGCAGCAGGACATGGCAATGACCATTGTGCAAATGCTTTTCGGCGGTCTGTTTGAAGGTCTTGACTGATGGGAACGGTTATGACCCTGGCTGATGGCAAAAACCACACCCTGCTTGATGCAAAAGACTTTCAGTGGCTGATTCAGAAGTACATGGGTTTTGAAGCGGAACGATACTTTGAAACCCTTGTGCAGGAACTTCAAGAAGCTGCTGACTTCACACAGCAAAAGGTGAACAGTGACCTTTCATCCTATGAAGCTTCACTGGAATCCAACACCACAGCTTTTCAGGACATAAAAGAAATATGCCTGGAAATGACAAATGAACTTGAATTCGGTAAGCGGATGAACCGTTCAACGCTGAATGAACTTGTTCAGAGAATTCAAAAAACAATAAACAATCAAATTTGAAAGGTATAGGTGAAATATTATGGCACAGAAGAACATTTGGGATAAGTTTGATGAACAGTACAACACAGAGGAACTTTCAAAGGAAGTTCAGGAACAGAAAGAAAACGGCGGTAACTTCACGCCTGTTCCCTTTGGTGACTATGAAGTAAATGTCAACAAAATGGAACTGACAACTTCCAAAGCAGGTGACCCCATGGTTTCCATTTGGTTCAAGGTTGTTTCCGAAGGCGAACACAAGGGCAGCTTGATTTTCTATAACCAGGTTATCACACAGGCATTCTGCATCCACAAGGTTAATGAATTGCTGCGTTCTATGGACACAGGGCTTGACATTGATTTCAAAACATACAAGCAGTATGCACAGCTTCTGATGGATGTGCATGAAGCCATTGATGGCAAGCTTGAATTCGGTCTTTCGTATGAAGAAGGCAAAAAGGGCTTTGGTACATACGAAATCACGGATGTGTTTGAAGTTGAGTAAGCACAAGGGTTGACACATTGGGGGAAGGGCTTTCCCCTTCCCCCATTTATTTTCTGAAAGGATGTGATGCAGATGTTATTCTATGACTTTGAAGTTTTTCAATATGACTGGTTGGTTGTCATCAATGATGTAACAAACAGGCGTGAACATGTCATCATCAATGACCCTGATGCACTGGAAAAGCTTCATAAGGAAAACATCAATGACATTTGGGTTGGTTTCAATTCCAGGCACTATGACCAATACATCCTGAAAGGCATTCTTTGCGGATTTGACCCAAAAGCAATCAATGATTACATCATTGTAAAAGGAAACCCTGGTTGGAAGTATTCTTCTATGCTGCGGAACATTCCCCTTATAAACTATGATGTGATGCTTGGTACTGATAGAGGATTGAAAAGCTTTGAAGGTTTCATGGGCAATAACATCAAAGAAACTTCTGTTCCATTCGATATTCAGCGAAAGCTGACAAAACAGGAACTGGAAGAAACAGTGAAGTATTGCAGACATGATGTGGAACAGACCATTGAAGTGTTCTTGCAGCGAAATGAAGAATTCAATGCTTCAAGAGAACTGATAAAGCTGTTCAACCTTCCGATTTCGTCATATAGCAAGACAAAGGCACAGCTTGTGGCTGAAATCTGTGGGGGCATGGGAAAGAAGTTTGATGACAATGAATTTGAATTTCCCATTGTTCCATGCTTAAAGCTGAAAAAGTACAAATATGTGCTTGATTGGTACAAGAACCCTGAAAACTTTGATTATTCAAAGTCATTGGAAACAGTGATTGCAGGTGTACCACACACATTCAGTTGGGGCGGTATTCATGGGGCAAAAACGCAAAATACTGAATCAGGGGTGCTGCTGATTGCTGATGTGACTGCATACTATCCATCCATTCAGCTTCAATATAAATTCGGTTATAGGAACATGTCAAAGCCTGAAAACTTTGAATTGATGCACAATCAGAACCTGCGGTATAAAGCAGAAGGAAACAAAAAAGCCCGTGCGCCTTTCAAAATAGCAGACAACAGTATGAGTGGGCAGCTTAAAGACAAGAACAGTAAACTGTATGACCCTTTAATGAATAATGCAGTTTGTGTCAATGGTCAGCTTATGCTTCTGATGCTTATTGAAATGGTTGAACCTTGTGCACGGCTTATTCAAAGCAACACGGATGGTATTCTGTTGAAGCTTTCAAGCATTGATGACTATGACAAGATTGATGATATTGTCTATGAATGGGAATGCTTGACTGGCATGAAGATGGAATTTGACCTATTCGGCAAGGTGTTCCAAAAGGATGTGAACAACTACATCCTTATTGGTGATGATGGGAAGATAAAGACCAAAGGCGGTTATGTGAAAAAGCTTTCAAATTTGGACTATGACCTTCCTATTCTGAACAAAGCACTTATCAATTACATGGTACATGGTGTTTCAGTTGAAGAAACCATCCTGGGG